ATTTTGAAGGTTTTCAAATTAACAGATTAGATCCTTCTAAAGGTAACTATAAAGGTCAAACCAGCAATGTAAAAGCTAATCAATATGGTTTTAAAGATTGGGAATACAAAGGTAAGACTATTACAAGAGATGAGTCAATTACAAATTTCTTAGGTACATTCTTAAAACAATTGAATTTGTTAGATCAATTTCAAGGTATGAACATTAATTCAGAAACTATTGAAGATCTTGTAGCTGAAGTAAGAGCTTTTCTTATTAAAGGTGATTATAAAATCTATTTTACAATTGCTGCACAAAAATATTTTAAAGAAGGTTCTGAATATCCAAGTTATGCATTATATTTACCAAAAAGAACTGAGGGTAAATTTGCATATGCTAACACTGAAGATTATGCTAAGTTAATTCCATTTAATGAAGATGTACATATTGTCTTGAAAAAGACAGCAGAAACTCCTCAAACAGATGGTAATGAAGCATTAACAGCAGGTTTTGCTCCAGCTTCTGAAGTATTTTCAGCTCCTATATTTGAAAATAATATAAATGACTTACAGCTTCCATAATTAAAATGTGTTTTATTTTTTAAGATAAGGGTAGATGTAATGTCTACCCTTTTCATTTAAAACCAACAAGTTATGTTTAGTTTAAAGAATTTTGTATGTGATATCAAAGAAGTTCCAAGTGACTGGATATTTGAAAACTATTTACAATTACCAGAACCTCTTAGAGGTCAAAGAGTAAGAATTAACAGTTTGTTTAATCCTGATGAAAAAACCCCTTCTATGTATATTTATTATTATGAAGAAGGTAATCAGTACAAATATAAGTGTTTTTCTACAGGTAAAGGTGGTTCAGCTATTGAGTTAATGATGCACATATGGAAAAAAGATTATGCATATACCATAAACACTATAATGAAAGATTATAGTGATTACTTAAATGGTAGCAAAACTATTCCTAAAAAAGATTTTCAAATATCTCAATGGATTGTATCAGATTACATAACAAGAGAATGGAACACAAATGATGCTAAATATTGGTTACAGTATAATATAGGAAGTGATTTACTAAATAAGTATAATGTTGTTCCTATTGCTAGTTACACTATGTGTAAAAAAATAGATGATGATCTTACTGATGAATTGTTTACTGTAGCAAAAGAGAATGTATATGGTTACTTTAATAGTAGTAATGAACTGTATAAACTGTATCAACCACTAAATAGCAAAAAGAAGTTTTTGAAACTTGGACAACATGTTCAAGGTATTGACCAAGTAGAAGGTAAAAAGTTTTTAATAATTACATCTTCTTTAAAAGATTGTATGGCAATCAAAAGTATTCCTGGACTAGATGTGGATGTAATAGCTCCTGATAGTGAGAATACAAAACTTTCTGATAAGATAATCAATAGATTTAAATTAGAGTATAAAGCTGTTGTTACTTATATGGACAGTGACAAAGCAGGTATTGATAGTATGCAGTACTATTTAGATAGGTTTAATATACCATTCTGTTATGTACCACTAAGTAAAGATTTTAGTGATATGGTAAAAGACCATGGTGTAAAAAAAGCTGCATATATTTTTATTCCTGTTTTAGATAAAGCAGTTGCAAAGTATAATGTTTTAAATGAAATTATTTTGTAGTTTTGTTACAAACATTTTATTATGAGCAATTGGATACTACCTTCATGTAAGAACAAAGTAATTACACAAATTGAAGATCTGCCTGATTATCAGAATCTTATAGGTTTTGTATATAAAATTACCCACATCAAAACAGGTAAATTTTACATTGGCAAAAAAAGTTTGCAGTTTACCAAAAAGACTGCAGTTACAAAAAAAGAAAAGTTAGAAACAGGTACTAGAAAGAAAATCAAAAGAGTTTCTAAAGAATCCAACTGGTTAGATTACTATGGTAGTTGTAAAGAACTTACTGCAGAGATTAAAACAGAAGGAAAATTAATGTATAAAAGAGAGATTTTAGAATTATGTTGTACTAAAAAATACCTTAACTATTGTGAGTTGGCACATCAAATTAAAGCTGATGTGCTGACCAGCAATAGTTATAATGGTAATATATTAGGAAGATATTTTCTAAGAGATATGCAAAATTGTAAAAATGAGAGTATTTAAAATGCCAACGCAAGCAGAAATGCTGCAAAAACAAGAAGAATTTTTTGACAAAACATTTATGATGTCTTATTCAGGTTTGAATAAGTTATTGTATAGTCCTAAACTATTTTATTTGCACTATATATTAGGGCAGAAAGATGACACATCTGACAAAAACATGATTGAAGGTAAGCTAATACACTGCTTATTCTTAAATCCTGATGACTTTGATAAAGAGTTTGTGCTAATGGCAACTAGTGTTCCTAGTGCAAACCCAAAAGAAGTACTAGAAAGACTTTTTGTTCATTATTCAGAACTTAAAGCAATGGGTGATCCTAGATATCTACTAGAGCATTTTGAACATGCTATACTAGATATTTTGTATGATATGAATTTGTATCAGACTTTAAAGACTGATCAACAGCGTATTGATAAAATACTTACTGATGACCATAAAAGTTATTGGGAATACATGCAAAACTGTGAAGGTAAAACCAAAGTTGACCATGCAATGTATGACAATGCTAAAGATGTAGTAGAAATTATTAAAGCTTCTGACCATATAATGAAGATAATGGGTTACACCAAAGATAAAATTACTGATGAAGTTGAGATGTTTAATGAGATTGAACTTGCTGCTTTTCCAGAAAAATTACCATTTGGTCTAAGAGGTTTTATTGACAATCTTGTATTTGATCATACTAATAAAGTAATCAGAGTCAATGACTTAAAGAAAACTAGTAAGGATATTAATTCTTTTCAAGACACAATTGAGTATTATAGATACTGGATTCAAGCTTCAATGTATTATATATTAGTAAAAAGTGTATATTTGGATAGTCCAAAATATGCTGACTATGATTTTGAATTTAGATTCATTGTTATAGACCAATATATGCAAGTTGGAGCAATCAAAATATCTACTGATACTCTAAAAATGTGGATTAGAGATACAAACTCTAAACTTCATGAAGCAATCTATCATTTTGAGAATAGAAATTTTGATTTACCATACCCATTTTTAATTCACAATGAACTTGTAATATGATGAATGATTTGTATCGCAAATACTTTCAAAAATCTTTTACTTTTCTGTATCCTTTACTAGGATTTAAGAAAAGAAATAAGCACAAACCTATACAAACATATGTTATGTGGGAAGATGTGTTTAAAGAAGGTTCTAGAAAGCTAATTTGTGTATATAAGAGAGATGATTCTGAAGAATGGAAAACATTTGAAAGAGAACATTTGGTAACACACTACATGCTAGATTATTGTTTACCAATTGACAAAGACAGTGTGCTATATGTTTTTGATTTTAACATTTTTAAAGATGACTATGATCACTTTATAAATGGTAAATATTCAAAGATGTCTACACGCTCTAAACAGCTATTAACTGACTATTATGGTATACATACACCAGAATGGGTTTTTGTGGAGTCTTACGTCTTCCCTGAAGCTTATTTTAATAAGTATGCTGAGATATTAGAAATAGATGTAAAGGAACTGATAAAAGTTGGAGAATTATGTGATAAATATGATCCTGAAAAGGAAACATGTTACTTGATTCATCCAGAAATTAATTTAACATAAAAACCAAAAAGTATGCAACAAAGTATGTTTGTCTATAACACAGACTGGCATGGTAACAAAACATTTAGAATGTTACCACTTGATTTAAAATGTCCATTTAATGAGGTAATCTATGATCCTACAACAAAAGTGTTAGCTATTGTTAGTAAAGAAAGTAAAGATAAGCCTCATATGTTTCCTAGACTTGATGATAAAGGAAGTGTAATTGTTAAGAAAGGTGTACCAGCTACTGAAGATGGTAAACCACCTCTTGCTGAACAGCGTGTAATCATGGATACTTACTATGAGTATTACATTGATACACCTGAAGATATCAGAGAATTTGTAGATTATTTTGCAAATAACAGTAAACATCCTTCATTAAAAGTGTTAGATAAATAAGATGAGAGATAAGAAGTTCTGGATAATGGATTATGAAACCATAGTCAATTGTTTTGTTGCTGTGTTTACTGGATATTCATCTGGTGAAACACATACATTTGTAATCAATAGAGGTAGAAATGACATTAAAAAGTTCATAGCTTTCTTGAAAGATAACAAGCAACATGATGATTGGCATCTAGGATATAACAACCTTGCATTTGATTCACAAATCACTGAGTTTATATTACATTTT